AGTTTGCTGGCTGGAGTGCCGAAGACTTGTTAGTAGTATATGGCATCGCCGAGGATACAGCATATTCGTTTGTGAATTGCAATGGTGATCTTGTGATGCTATATGGTTCAAACCCATCGGGGCATCCGTTGACCGTGATCATCAATAGTGTTGTCAACGCTTTGTATATGAGATACTGTTTTATCGTTCTGAGTGAAGATAAGCAATGTACCTTGTTTAAGAAGTTTGTGAGTTTGATGACATATGGTGATGATAATGTCATGGGAGTGTGCAAGAGCATTCCATGGTTTAATCACACAGCTATTGTTGGAGTTTTGAAGTCCATTGGTGTTGAATACACGATGGCAGATAAGGAGAGCAAATCTGTGCCCTACATCAATATCAACGATGTTTCGTTCTTGAAGCGATCATGGCGTTGGGATGAGGATGTGAAGGCTTATTTGTGTCCCCTTGAGGAGCAATCCATTCACAAGATGTTGTGTATCAATATTCCTAGTGGTACTATCTCGGCTGAGGCCCAGATGATCGCTGAGATGAACAGTGCAGTGCGTGAGTGGTTCTTCTATGGACGCGAACGTTTTGAAAAAGAACGAGCTTTCCTGCTCGAAGTGATTGATAAATTTGAATTGCGTCCAGAGTACAATCTTACTCCATTCCCAATGTGGGAGGAGTTAAGAGATACTTTCTGGCGTGCCTCGAGTGGTATGATTACAGAGCGTTTGGGTGAGAATAACAGTCACCCGGTATTTACCGAAACCGTCTGTTTTTAGAGAATGCTGATCTGTGTGCAATGTGTTTTCATGTTCTTGTATTTTGTATAAGTGTGCGTATTGTCTATAACTCGCTCATCATTATGAGCTCGCCTATTTAGGAGTGAGGGTTCTGAGTGCCCACCAAGTTCATGTTGTTCAATAAGTTTAAGGTGACTTATTTTATGTATCATAAATTTCCTTACTAATAGTTATAAACAGAATCGAACGACAGAAACCCAACTGTCAAAGGAGAAATGGGTAATGCAAGATGTGGACCAGCATCGGATTTCTGGTCCCCCTAGCCAGGATGTGGCTGTAGCACACTTTGATTTTGAAGTGCAGAAATGTTCTTCTCATTGTTTTGGGTGTGTTATTCAGGCTACACCAGAGGCTATTCCATCAGAAATGTCTG